TGCGGCCGGGCTCGAACCGTTATTGCATCACTGCGGCATGTCGGATATCTAGCGTTAGATCTCGAAGGGGAAATCGAATAGGGGGGTGTGTTCCAATTCGTCAAGTCCAAACGGGAGATAAGTTGAGTAAAATACTGACTCGAAGGGAGGGAGTACCTCACTCAACTCATTTCCCGGGTATAGAACCTGCATCTTCCCGTTCATTTTCAGATCAGCAACGAGCTCATTGTAGTAAATTTTTCCGTGAGGAGCAGCAAACTTCAAAGCTTCTTCGATGTTGGTCCGAAATTGATCGGGATTCTTGCGGGGTCTATACCAATTAAGAAGATTTCCAATGGTCTTCTTGTCCATCCCCGGGAGATAGTAGCCCGGGATCACTGAGTCAGTGAATGCTGATTTGAGGAACGAAATGTCCTCAAAAGTGTCTGAAGGTGTCAAGTCCGAAACTTTGTCGGGCATTGTAACAGTCATTCCAATCTCGGAGGCAGCTTTTGCCAACTCGATTCGGTTATACTTCAACAACGCCTCATTTATTTTCGGATCTTCACTCTTCACCACCGCGTGTAAGCCATCATCACCAAGGAAAATATTCCTTGTATATTTGCGGTACATCGAGATGTGAAGACCTGTTCGAATAAAAGTTATTCGAGACAGGATCATGTTTACCATGATGTTGAAGATTGTCGTGAAACCTCCAGGCACTCCCGAGGGCAGTCCGTGATCATCTGTATAGAGAGTAGAACCATACAGATGGAGAGTATGGCCTATTTCAAAGGCAATAGTCTCTCTCGCCAAGCATTCTTGATCAATGTGGGTTTGATCCTCCTGGAACATTCTGTACCAGGTGTTGATAATCTTCGCAATTTGCTTATAGAATTCAGCAAGTTGCGAAGAATCGAACTTCGAAAAGTCCACTCCAAAAAGAGTCATCGCCTGCTTGTAGAGCATTCCAAAAGCAGGCCATGATGCTCGGGGATCAACACCTAAGGCAGACTCCAGGGGCAATCCAACTAGGTCGGGGTCCATGAAGAAGATCCGAAAGGCTCCAAAGAGCACATTCATACAGATCATGAGATCTAGAGGAGGCGCGTTGATAATGCGCGTCGCTCCTGATCGACACTTCGCTTTAGGGCGAAGTTCATCCTTCATGACATCCAACCAAATTGAATTGTCAGGGATCTTCCCTTGCATGGCTAAGGCCATCCGTTCATGAACGCGAGCAGCTAAGATAGGATCTGTCAGATCATACTTTAGCCGTTCGCCTTCTTTCTGGATTCGTTCCTTGAAAAAGGGGAACTTCCCTTTTCCGTGGTGTTTCTTATTCCACGGATATCCTGGGGAGTTCCTCATTTCAAGGCCAGTCTCAGCCATGTGAGGGGGTCCATCAACCCCATTCACCGCCTCATCTAGAGTGAGAAGGCGGGGAGTAAGTTTGATGGGAAGATAGGAAAGTTCGTCGATGATGGCTTTTGTGGCCACATCAACTTCTGATTCATTCTTGAACCAAGAAGAAAGACGATCAGTCTTCTTGACCAAATCGCGGTCGAAGACTGCCGGGTCATCGAGCCTCGGGTCCCTGTTGGAAAGGACTGCGGGTTCGTGAGTGACCTCACAAACTTCTCCGAAGATAGGAGAAGGTTGCAATTCGGTTCTTCTTGGTTGAATGAATGCATCAGAAGCTGAAACTCGACCATGAAAGTCATGGTAGAGCAAAGTGGTCTCAGAGTCAGCATCGGCGGACATCTCGAAGTCTACTTGGGATGGTTGAAAAGAAGGTTCCGTGAAGCCAGTTTCAACGGATTCCAACGCTTCAATGGTAATAGGAACAGCTCCTGCTATTCCCTTACCACCGAAGGCATGGATTCCGCAAATCTTGCCTAGATTTCCAAAGAACGTCGGGTTAGTGACGACCCATGGAGATCCACAGATCCCTTTTTCTCCACCACCTCGAGCGACAATTGCAAGGGGGATCTTGGTCGAGGTCATTGTTGCTGCATTGAATGGAAGTTCTGATTCAGTGTAGGCAAAGTTGGAAAAGTTGGTTATGACATCACTGATGCGATAACCATCTTGTCCAGTGACTCGATCAAGATCCTCCTCATGAAGGAAATGGTTCGAGATGTCTTTGAAAGTTCCAGTTTTCCAACCGGTCTTCCAGAGCACAAGGTCCATGGGCTGGTCATCTTCATAAATGAAGTCGACTGTATCAGCCACATGGAACTTGATCGGGAAAGACTCAAGGCGAGAGGTAGCGGTGTTTGGAGTCCACCGTTCCATTGTGATAGTCGCGCCTTCCGGAATCATGGCCATGAAATGGCGGTTGACAATAAGGATGTCCTTTTTCCAACCAAGTGCTCGAATAGAATACCCACAAGCTGACAGTCTCACCGTGTTCCTCTTTACCAAAGGGAACATGGGGGGAATGTCAGATTGTGCTGTCTTCTTTCCGACACCTTTCTTGACTCCGGTAGGGCGAGCAACTCGCACCTTGCCTTTAGTCCCAGAAGTGGGAGAACCAGAATTATACCAGCTAGCTTGTGATTCAGAAGAGAAAAACTCACTAACTAGTGTATCCTGGTCGTCCCGCCTCTGGGACTCAGTTGGAGTCTCGTCCTCAGATTCAAGTCTGGGATCGAGGTTCCACCAATTGGAGAAGGATACAACTCCTTGGATAGCTAGTTGAAGGGCTATACCAAGGGCATACCACTTGAGAAAGTTCATCAAGATGGGATATGTTGCATACCAACTGGCGTAAGCTTGGGAAGCTCTTCTCCATGATTTCCAGATGAAATCATAGACAGGGTTTCCGGAAGAAACTCCGCCCATCGAAATTTTGACATATTTTTTGATGTGTTGTTGACACGTCCAATGCATATGCCAAAATTTCGTTGGGCCAAGGGTTTCAGCTGCCATGAAAGCGGCGTCTTGAGACTCATGAAGGTAAAGAGTTTTACCATAACAAGTCTCTCCAAACACATGGTTCCAATCAAGACCCATAAGGATATTATCCGAGTAATCTTCTGAGATTAACCATTGAATATCCTTGTAGATCTTGGCCGGTTCCACGGTCGGAACCCCAGGTCTCAGCCTAGACAGGTTCTTTACGATCCTGTTTATTCTGAGAGCTCGGTTCTGACTAGATGAACGAGACTGGAAGTGAGTGTCCCAGTCATCAGGGAGAAGGTCGCTAGGAAAATCAGGGAAAGCAGTAGTCTTAGACTCTGCTTCATCATTCAATTCCTTTGCGGTGTTTTCTTCCGCCAAGACTGCTTGGGCTACAAGAGAAACAATCTGGAAGAAGGAAACCTTCTCACCTGCTAACTGGTCACGCACTGGTGGAATGCGAGTTTCGTTCACATACGTTTGGCGATAGAAGTCAAGATAATCATCAGGATTGCGTAATCCTTCGGCGACTACTTTCTTTTTGTCGAGTCGGCCCCCTATATTATAGGGTTCCTTGGCGACAACATGAAAGTAGTAGTCGTACAATCTGTTGTAGATGGCGGGAGGATGATTGACAAACTTGTCAACTTTTGGATGTGCTGCATTCATTGTTGCAATAACAATCTCGGAGAGGAACTGGGTTCCCTTTTCTTCGATGGCTGCCATGCTAACTCGATATGGTGCATTTCCAATCATGTTGACAAAGCCTATCAAGTCCTTCCCTTCCTTCATCTGCAGCAAATCATCAATCATGGTGATCATCTGTTGACTGTATCCAGACATAAAATCGTCTGTGGCAGAGTTAACCAGAAAGACTGGTTCTAGTGGCCACCGCAATAGCTCATTTAGGTAATGAGGTAGTGCAGTGGTCGCTAGGAAGGTCTTTCCACATTGAGAAGCTCCTTGAAGGGTGACAACGACTGGGCGAGCGCGAACAAGACCGAACGGAACCTGACGAGATTGTTTAGCTAGTTGAATGAAGAATTCTGCTTGTTTCATTAAAGCATTAATTTCATTCGAACCAGTCCGAATCTTAACCAAGTTCGATGCGATCATTTTCGCTGTTTCGCCCAAGATAATGGCACGGGAGCGAAGAAGGGAGGAGTTGAGAATTTTGTTGAGTGAAAAATCAAGATACTCGAAGTAATCGGCTTGAAAGCCACCGATCAATTCGCGATTCTTGAGTAACCAATCATAACCTTCCCAAACTGAACGCCCGAAGAACCTTTCTTGGATCCACTTCTTGAGTTGGTTGATAGAATCAACCAGCACAGAAAGTGAAGCAGAGGATCTTGCTAGGTTCAGAAAGGAAAAGTTCTTTCCGAATTCTCGAAAGAAGGTTGTGGGAGATTGAAGTCCAGAGAGGACAACACCCCCAAAGGCAAAGAGAAGAAGAATTGCTTTGCCAAAGGAGATAGTGTCATCTTCGGAGCCCTGGAACATTGATCCAAATATTTCCTTCCATGAATCCGGAATAAGCTTCTCTACAACAAGAGAAGACTTAGCCAGGAGGGTGGAAGTCAATATCGAATGCATTCGCGAAGTTGGCGAAATGACCATGAGAATAGCTTTTAAGCCAACCGTCATGAGCACTGGGTCAACAAGCGTGAATCTGTCAAACATTTCCAAAAAGATTTCAGTGAAAATTGGTTCCCAATCCTTGTCTCTTACTGCACGGGCAGCTGAGGCGAAGATTCGGGTAAGATTTTTCAGTTCGTCTCTCTCAGAAGTTCCATCTTTATTGGCAACAGTAAAGACACCCTGCA